CTCCTATCGGTGTCTTCCTCTATGGTGACGCTGGAGTGGCAAAATCACACATTGCACTTGGTCTTTTCAACCATTACTGTTCAGTGCGCGGTATCGACAAGGATTCTGCCACCCTGTGGACGAGAACGGAGAACGACGACTACTACAGCGGTTACAAGTCTCATTTTGCGGGTGTGCTTTATGACGACGCTGCGAAGTACCGTGCCAATGTCGTGCAGGGTGTTGATCCCTCTATTGGTGACATCATTTCAGCCATCAACAACATCCAGTTCGTAACTCCACAAGCTGACTTGCCAGATAAGGGCAAAGTCCCGTTTCGCTCGGAGTGGGTTGGTGTCACCAGCAACTTGAGTGAACTCAATGCCAATCTGTACTTCAACAGTTCTGCAGCTTTCTTGCGCAGATTTGCCGTGAGAATTCAGCCGGTGGTTAAAGAACAGTTCAGGTTGAAGGACCAAGATCGTATCGACCCATCGAAGATCCCCCCTGGAGAACAGTACCCTGACCTTTGGCGCTTTATCGTGTGCGTGCCCAAGGTTTCCGGTCTTACCGGGGAGTTTGTGCAAGTGGCCATGTTCGAACACTACAGCGAGCTCATCGATTACATGACAGGAGTGTATGAGAAGCACATTAGTCACCAGACCAGCCTCATGGAGACGGTTGGCAAGCTTGGTCCCGAAGCCCTTTGTGAGTGTAGGTTACCGGTTAGCATCTGCCAGTGCGCTAAGCCTGATTCTGTCGTATTGAATGCACAAGACACAACTGAGACTCAGTCCGGTTGTTTGTGTTCGAGGAAGCATTGGGATCGCGTTTCAGAGCTCAACATGCTTAGGGACGTCCTGTACCGCACTTACAGCGACAAGGTTGTGCGTGCTTTCGTTCGAGAGACACTCGACAGTCCAGAGTACGTGAAGTGGTTCGATCCTGACTACTGTCATGAGAGTCTCAGTGACGAAGAGGTGGTGCGGACCATCAAGACAGATCTCGATGCTATCGTCGAGGAATTCTTGGGCCTGAGCCCTCGGCAACGTCTCGAAGAGCTGTCAGAAACTTCCTTCAATGAGCACCTCGAAGAGAACAGCATGAACTACTTGACCTTTGTGCCCCGGCGTGGTCAACCTGGGTTCTTCGTGGAGACACAGTTCGACAAGCTTAGGAAGTGCGTTTTGTCGTACTGCGGTTCCCTCACGGCTCTTGAAACTGCAG